GAGCAGCGCCTTTATATTTTAGACTGGAACAGGACTCACATCCTGGCCCCTCCGATAATGGTGGAGCCGGATACAGAGCCTGACAGTAAATAAAAGGAGGCAAAGATGAGAAAAGGCATTGTCATTCTTTTCATGGCCATGGCGGCCCTGCTATTCATGGGCGCCGCGGTCAACACGGCAATCGTCGACGATATTCTTACGATAGGAGTCGGAGGCATCAGCGTGGCGGCCCTAACCCAGATCATCAAGAAGTTCGTCGAGAAGACCTTCCGGTTCGAGGAGGCCTGGCTTGGCCTGGTCATTTCGCTGATGGTGTCGATCACGGCTTCGGCAATTTATCTGATCGGGGCTGGCTGGTCAACCTGGTTGTTTGTGGTCTACTCAATTCTGGTCTGGGGAGTGGCGAATGGGTTTTTCAAAATTGCGAGGCCGGAAAAAGAATAATCTTAATTAGTAATTTATCAAAAAATAAAGGAGGCAACATGAGAAAAGTGACTGAGTGCATTTTATGCCTAACTGTGATTCTTTTCATAGTTAGTGCGGTGATATGGTACCCCTGGCTGGCTTTATCTGGGGTCGGCGGCCTAGCAATAGGCTTCATATTCGGTAACCTCTACAGGGCTCGGATCGAGAAGGGTCAATCTAAAGTCATTGGAGTCGAAATCGTGAAGCTTAGAAATTTTAAGACCTCAATCCAGGCCCTTTGCGATAAATTAAGATGAGATTTTCTCAAATCTTATTCATTTGTGATCATTGTGGAAAGCAATTCCGCAGTTTTAGATACAGATTGAAATATAAAAAACATTTTTGTAGTTTGCAATGCTCTTTAGATCATAGAAAAGGAGAAAATCACCCTGGTTGGAAAGGAGGAAAAAAAATTAGAATTTGCCAATTCTGTAAAAAAGAATTTAAGGTTCATGAAAAGCCATCAATAATAAAAAAAAGCGAGGGGAAATATTGTAGCAAAGGGTGCGCAGACAAAGCCAAAAAAGGAACTGGATCCTATTCAAGAATAGATGAGATTAAAGCGAGAGAGTTGTTTGATCAGTATAAGGACTCAAAATTTTCTCTTGATTTATTCTCGAAAGGAAGAGGTTATTCGTCTGCTGGACTATCTAAGGTCTTTAATGAATATTTTCCTGATGAGTTCGAGATGATAAAAGAACAAAAAATAACTGCCAAAAACGAATGGTATAAAAAAGGAAGAAGATTTGAATATACAGTAAAGAATTATCTAAAAAGCAAAGGGTTTTGGACTTTGAGATCTCCTGGGTCGGCTGGCCCAGTGGATTTGATAGCAATAAAAAAGGGATTAATTTTATTAGTCCAATGTAAGTGCAGACCAGGATTATCTAAAATGGAAAAAGAAGAGTTATTAAGATTGTCTGAATCGACTGGTTCAAAACCTATCCTTGCTTATAGAGAAACTCCTCATAAATTTAAATTTCGGGAATGCCTTAATGAAGGTTATCTTGATATTGAGATATAACGAAACCGACGCCCGCTGGCTGGTTGAATGGGCGAAAATCGAATTTGGATTGAATGATAAAAAATAATCTATAGGAGGAAACATGGAAAAAATAGCATACACAGAAATGAGCCTTTCCCAAATTGGACACAATCCCAAGAATCCGAGGAAAGACGTCGAGAAGAGCCAGGCGTTCAAAGACCTGGTTGAATCAATTAAGAGAAAGGGCATCCTCGAGCCAATACTGGTCCGGCCGGCAAAGGCGGATGGTCTCAATCCTCTCATCGAATATGAAATCATTTGCGGCGAGCGGAGATTCAGGGCTGCCGCGGTTTTGAAGATGGAGACCGTCCCTATCGTTATTCGAGAGATGTCGGACGATGAGGCATTCGAAGCGATGTTCATCGAAAATCTCATTCGTCAGGACTTGACGGAGAAAGAGGAGGCCGAGGGGTTCAAGCGCTATCTCGGGAAAAGGGGTCCGGAGGCAATCGGAGAGTTGGCATTAAAGACGGGGCTCAATCCCCGGTATATCCGGTCCAGGGTCGATGTGCTCTCTTTGCCCGATTATATTCTCAAGGCGTGGGAGGCCGGGAAGGTGAGCTATTCTCATCTCATCCAGTTTCTCAGGATCCGGGATGACGCAAAGTTTCTCAAAGAGATGTTCAACAAAGCGACGGCTCAGGCAAGTTTCAGAGGGTGGGATCGTCATCCGGCGGAACAGATTAAGGAAGATATCGACAGAAAATCACCGCCCCTGGGAAAGGCGATGTTCAAAATTGATGAAGCCGGTTGCGCCGTGTGTTTCAAAAACTCAGCCGTGCAGAAGGATTTGTGGGGAGACGTCGCTGAGTTGAAAGGTGCCCACTGTCTCGACTCGGTATGCTTCCATAAAAAGACGATCGAATACCTCAAGGAGAACTGGCAGGAGACGGAGTGGCACGAAAAATTCAAAACGTTGGGGTTCAGGTTCAGCGAGGAGCTGGACTATAATGATTGGCGGAATTTTTACAGAGGGATGACGCAGCCGGTGAAGAAGTGCCTCGAATGTCAATTTTTTGTGAGTATTTTTCATTACGACGGTCAGGTCGAGGCCGAAAGGGCCTGCGTCGGGGACAAGTCGTGCTTCAAAGCCGTTGAGAAGGAGCAGAGAAAGGCAAAGAAGGCCGTGAAGGGCGAGAAGAAGGAAAGGGGCGACGGGCCCAGGGTCCCTTGGCATGGTGAATACTTCCGGGACGTTTTCTTCTTTAAGCGGTTGCCGGAGGTGCTGAAAGGCGCGGATCCGGAATCGAAGGAAATCCTGACGATGTTGATGATCTGCGCATTGAAGGGAAACAGCGAAGCAAGGGAGGTCGTTGGGGAGGTTCTCAAAATTAAGGACGCCCGGTGGGCTGACGCTTCGCATAAACTCATCAAAACTCTTCTCGAAAAACCTTATGCCGAGGTCAAGGCGCTATTCACGAAGGTCATCGGGCTGATCATCCTCGAGGGCGATCACCGCGGAAACTGGTCCGGATTCGGGACGGCTGACCGCTTCAGCGTTGCCAAGTTCCTGGGGATTGACCTCTCAAAGGAGTGGGCCCCGACCGAGGAGTACCTCCAGAAAAAGACAATCAAGGAGCTCATCAACTTCGGGATGAAATCGAAAATCTTCAAGGATAAAAAGGTCCTGACTTATCTCAAGACGAAAGTCAAGAAGGCGGCGTTCGAGAAGTGCAAGAAGACGGAACTCGTGGACTGCTTCCTGAAATCAGGCGTCAGCCTGTTAGGAAAGGTGCCGGCCGAAATCCTTACGCAACCTAAAATAGAATAGGCCATGAGAGGATGGCCCAGAGGCCGGCCGATGTCGGCTGTAACCAAGAAGAAGTTGAGCGACTTTATGATGGGGCGCCATATAAGCCCCACAACAGAATTCAAATCTGGTTGCGTTCCCTGGAATAAAGGCATCAAACGAAAGGGATTTAGATATGCCTATCATAGTAGTTCGAACACGAAGTTCAAACCTGGTTCCAGGCCTTGGAACTGGAAACCGGTCGGAACAGTCCTAATAAAGTTCGATAATAAAACTTATGAGGCGCGTCATTGGATAAAAGTGGCCGAGCCGAATAAGTGGCGGTGCCTGGCTTGGGAAGTTTGGGAATTCAAGACTGGCCGGACCAGACCAAAGGATTGCGTCATTTATCATCTTAATGGAATCCAACTGGACGACAGTCCGGAAAACCTGGTTTGTATCCCACGCTCCGTGGCCATTAAATATATGCAGATTGACCATCCGGAAGAAAACAAAGAGCGCCTGAGAAAAATAAGAGAGGAGAATCCACTTAGAAAATACTGGCATAAGAGACGGTTAGAGGAAATTTTAAAGCTCGGAACTCTTTAAAATTAAAAACTTCTTGACAAATCCCACCCTCTAGTTCTAATCTTTTATCCAATCGGATGGCCATCAAGATCGGACCTCTGAATCTCTCCATAAAAAGCACCATCATCGTTGCCCTGTTGCTGGCCCTGGTCTGCTTTCTCCTCATCGACCGCGACGGCACGAGGTCCAACCTAAATCAGACGGCCAGGGAATTGAAAGCCGAGAAGGCGAACTCCGCCGCCATCCAGAAGAAGGCCGACGAGGCGATCGCCGGGAAGGAGGTGCTGAAGAAGGAGGCCGACAAGAATCTTTCATCCCTCGCCGGCAGCCTGACTGAAAAGAATGGGGAGATAAAGAAGAAGGACTCAAGGATTGCCGAGTTAGAGGCGGCGCTGCCGGGCCTCAAGGACAAGGACGAGATAATCTCAAACCAGGCCGAGCAGATCTCGGCGTGGAAGGGCAAATGCTTGTTCCTCGAACAGAAAGTCTCCGGCCTGGGAGAACCAGTCGAGGAGGAGGGCCGATTCATCTATCCGCCCGGCTCGGTGACTTTTGAGATAAATCACAAATACGAGTCCCAGCTCTCGATAACCGGCGAATGGATAAAGAAACACAATGCGGTCTGCGGCGAGAGGGACAAGGCCGACGAAGCATTCAAGAAGTCGCTCAAGGAACTGCGATGGGAGAAACTCAAGTCGAAGGCCAAGACCGGGATCGTGGCCGCGGTGGCTGGCGGCGCGCTCTACTTCACGGGCAGCAAGCCCTTGGCATATATGACCTGGCTCGCGGGTTTTCTCAATCTCATATTCGGCAAATAGGAGGGGATCGTGAAACATTTCGCTATACCGAGAATCGCCATGAACCGCGACGGGACATTCGGCGTCTTTATTGAATGCGACGTCCCGGGCATAGGCGCCGTGCCGTTTGCGGCAACGCTCGAGCGGCGCTGGGAGAATAACCAGAAGGGGGTAAGTTGCATACCGGCGGCGATCTATGTCTGCCGGAGGGTCCAATCTCCGAAGTTCGGAAATACTTTCGAGGTCATCGGTGTTCCGGACCGGGATGAGATCCGGGTCCATGGGGGGGCTATCGATCTCGATACACACGGTTGCGTCGTGGTGGCCGAGTACTTCGAGGCGCTCCAGGGCAAGGCCGCCATCCTGAACCCGAGGCCCGGGAAGGGGTTTGGCGAGTTCCTCGAGAGGACTAAAGGAATCGACGAGTTCATGCTCAATATATTCTGGGCAGGTGTATCCATAATCTGAAAGGAGAAAAAAATGGTACAAGTAGATCCGGCAGTTGGGGCCTTGATTCTTCTTGTTATCAATGGGGGCGTGCAGTGGATCCGCGAATGGAAGAAGCATAGGAGTTGGCGCGATAATGGCGGTCATCTTAAAGATATAAAGCAGAAGGTTGATGTCCTCGTAACTTCGGCCAGCGCGAACACCGCGAACATAACCAACCTGACCAACTCCATCGCTAATCTCCATAACCTGGGAGAGAAACGATTTGAGGTCCTGGGCAAGATCGATAGGCAGGTCGGTGCCCAGGCGGCCCGGTGCCAGGAAATAACCGATAACTTCCGGGGCCAGCTTAGGAACCACGGCAAGAAGCTGAATGGTCTCGCCTCGAGGCGGCGAAAATAATGGAAATCCTGAAAGTCCCGATATCAGATATCGAGGTCTGGAAGGATAACCCGAGGAACATCAAGACCGAGGACTTCGAGCGGCTGAAGAGACAGATCCAGGAGCTCGGGGTCTATAAGCCGCTGGTCTGCATCCAGGAGAATGGAAAATATATCACGCTTGGTGGGAATATGAGGCTGAGGGCATTGAGGGAACTCAATCATTCGGAGGTCGACGTCTCCATAGTGGAGGCCAAAACGGAGGCGATGAAGATAAAATACGCCTTGAGCGATAATGATAGAGCGGGCGAGTATGACGAGCAGAAGCTCGCCGAGCTTGTTTATCCGCATCTTGATGAGATAAGGCTTGAGGATTTCAAGATAGACATGGGAGAACCAATAAGCCTTAAAGACGTAATTGAAGATTACGGCCCAAACATGGATGGCTCTGAAGATGAGATTCCAGAAATAGACGATTCACCTGCGATAACAAAAACGGGAGATTTATTCACGCTCGGAAAGCATCGGTTGCTCTGCGGGGATGCCACGAAGGAAGAGGATGTAAAGAGGTTGATGAATGGAAAGAAGGCGGATATGGTTTTTACTGATCCGCCGTATAACATAAATTTAGGCCATATAGGGCATAGTTTTAATAATTATGATGACAATCAATCTATGGATGCCTATTCCAAATTGGTTGAGATTGCAATAAGAAATATTTTAATTTTTGCTGATAATGCACCCTTTTATATTTTTAGTAGCAACCGAGACATTGCATTATATCAGCAACTGATAGAAAAGTTGGGTTTACACTATCACCAATTGTTGATATGGGCCAAGCATTCTGGAATGCTTGGGAACTCTGATTATATCCAGAATTATGAGGCCTTACATTATGCTTACTATGGAAAACATAGAAAAGTATTAAGCAAAGGATTATTGGCTTGCGAGTTAGTGGGGCTAGAAGAAAACTTTGAGACGATTCAACATCCTACGAGCAAACCTGTAGTATTAATAAAAAAATTTCTTATTAATCATACCTTTGTCAACGAAAATATTATCGACCTCTTCCTCGGCTCAGGCACAACTCTAATCGCCTGCGAAAAACTCAACCGCATCTGTATGGGAATGGAAATCTCTGAGAAATACTGCGATGTCGTAATAACTCGGTTCTCAAATTTCACGGGTATCCCAGAAGAAGAGATAAGGGCGACGGTGGAGCATGGCCAAGCTTAAATACAACAAGGACTTCCCGATTCGGGCCGAGGGTCTTGCCCGCCAGGGGCTCGTAGACAAGCAGATATATAAGAATCTCAAAATATCTCATGAGACATTCTACAGATACATAAAAATTTTTCCTGAATTCAGTGAGGCCCTAAAAAAGGGCAAGAGTCCAGTGGACACGGAGGTCGAGAACGCACTTCTGAAGCGTGCCTTGGGCTATGAGTATGAGGAGACGACCGTCGAGTACAAGCCATCCAAGGGCGGCAAGATAACCATGGATGAGAAGGCCGTCCCGGTCTCCATAAAGAAGACAAAAAAAGAGATTATCCCTGATGTCACCGCGCAGATCTATTGGCTCAAGAACCGGAGACCGGATAAGTGGCGCGACCGGCATGAGATGGGGATCGGATTCCCGGCGGAGGACGGGACCCTGAAGAATGAGCTCAAGATCACGGTCATCCACGTGGGGCCGAAGGCTAAGGAACCAGCGAAGTGAATATCATCCTCTCTGATTCGTTCTTTCCTCTGCTCGAGATTAAGTGCCGCTATCTCCATCTCAACGGCGGTGCCGGCAGCGGCAAGAGTGAGTTCGCCGCCAGGAAGCACTTCGTCCGGTGCGAGAGGGAAGGCGGGCACCGACTCCTAAACCTGCGCAAGGTCCGCCGCGACCTCAAAGACTCGGTCATCAAGGTCTTTCGCTCAATCCTCGAGGCGAACGGCGTCGACCATGACTACAACAAGAGCGACCTGGTCATCACCTTCTTCAGCCCGTCCGGGAAAAGGAACGAGCTCCTCTTCTACGGGATGGACGACTGGCAGAGGCTCAAGTCGATCAAGGGGATAACAGGGATATGGATGGAGGAGGCGACGCAATTCTCGAGGGAGGAAATGACGCAGATAGACCTCCTGCTGAGGGAGGCGACCCCGCACTATAAGCAGATAATGCTGACATACAATCCCGACGAGAGGATGGCGAAGTGGCTTAAAGACCTGGAGCGGGCCAAGGACAAGGACCCGAACTATTATTTCCACCATTCGATCGTCGAGGATAACCCGATCACGGAGGTAAGGGAGGAGTACCTCAAGGTACTCGATGCGATAGACGACAAGACCCTGAGGGACATCTACCGCAAGGGCCTGTGGGCCATGCCCAAGGGGCTGATATTCAACTGGCCTGAGGCTGACCCGCCGCCAGGGCCGGTGGACGAGACGATCTACGGCGGAGACTTCGGATACAGCATAAACGAGGCCGCCTTCGTGCGGATCCGGCGGAAGGCCCTAAAATTCTGGGCAGAATGCCTCATATACGAGATAGGCCTCACGAACCCGATGCTCGCCGAGAGGGTCAAGGCCGAGCCGGGCGTCGACCTCCGGGACCCGAGCTATTGGGACTCGGCCGAACCCAAATCCATTCAGGAGCTCTGCGACCGCGGGTTAAATGCTTTTCCATCCGAGAAGTTCCCCGGGTCCGTGGAGGAGATGATCAGGCTGGCCCAGGGCCTTGACATATCGATCGTCAGGGGCTCGACGCCCCTGCTCGAGGAGCGCGGGACTTACAAGTGGAAGGAGGACAAGAGCGGCAACCCTACCGGGAAGCCGGTGGAATTCCACAACCATGCGATCATGGCGACGCTCTACGGCATCTGCACGCACTACTGGAAGTATCTGCGACCCAGAAAGAAAAAAGGGAAATTTTCTCATTTGGGCATGAAACCAAAGGGCACCGAGGCCCAGGAAAAAGGCGGCGAACCCGCAGTGCAACCCGAAGCACAGCCAGGCCAGGCAACAGTGCAGGCCACGCCGCCGCCAGCCATTCCATTCAAAGGAGAGGAATATGGGAGACGCAAAGGCAAGTTCCACTACATCCGCTAAGAAGGGCAGGTTCGTCTTCATGAAGACGGACAGGGGGATGTATCCTTTTTCTATCCTGAAGCAATATGAGACCGACGCCAAGTCCGAGCGTCTGACCGAGGAAAAAGAAACAAGGTCGCTCGACATGCACGGCCTTGTGAAGCACCCTTTCAAGACCCAGTCGTTGCTCGATCTGCAGGATAACTGCACATATTTTGACGCCTGCGTACGCCAGGTGGCCAAGGATGTCGTCGGTCACGGCTGGACACTGAAGCCAATCGAGGAGCCGAAAGAGGGCGAGAAAGAGACTGACGACAAGAAAAAAGAACGCGAGGCGATCGAGGGGTTCCTCAGAGACGTGAATGACGAGGACGAGACCATAGAGCGCGTGTTCGAGAAGCTCATGATCGACTGGGGCGTCATCGGCTGGTGGAATCTCGAGGTGGCGAGGGAGAAGGAAGCGATCCGGGGGATCTGGCAAACCCCAGCCCACCAGATGTATGTCCATGTCGACAAGGACCGCTACGCCCAGAAAATTATGCAGAAATATCAATGGTTCAAGCGATTCGGAACTGCGGGCGATGTGCAGAAGAACACTGGAAAGTTCGTGAAGGAAAGCGTGAATCCGGGCCGCGAGATGATTATGTACCGGAACTATTATGCTCAGAGCGGATACTATGGCGCGCCCAACATTCTGTCCGGGGTCGGCGCCATAAAGGGATACATCGGGATCAGGGACTACAACATAGCCTTCTTCGAGAACTATGGGATCCCAGCCTACATGATAATGCTTGAGGGCGAATGGGAGGAGGAAAGCGCGAAGCAGATAAATGACTTCCTGGATGTCGAGATCAAACGCTCGGATAATGCCCACAAGACGGGCATATTTGAGGTTCCAACAGGGAACAAGGTGACAATCGAGCCGCTGGGTATCGAAATCAAAGAGGGATCATTCAAACTCCTTCGCAAGGACCTCCGGGACGAGATCCTCGTGGCGTACAGGATGCCGCCCTACCGGATAGGGATCGCAGAGACGGGATCGCTGGGCGGGAGCACGGCCGAACAGTCGCTCCCGAACTACAATGAGAGCATCATCCTGCCGCTGCAAAACGATACGGCCGCCATAATCACGAAACTCCTGATCCGCGAGGGGATGGGGTTCGAGAGCTTCCGGTTCGAGTGGAAGGAGCTTGAGACGCGCAATGTCGATGCCCTCGCCATCCGGTGGGAGAAGCTCTTCGGAATGGCCTCGATAAATGCGAACTATATCCGGCGCGAGCTTGGGGAGCCGAAGGTCGAGCACGGTGAGCAGTACTTCATTTCCGGAGTATACTTGGCGCTCGGAGAGGAGACCGTGCAGATGATGGAGAAGCGGCAGCAGGCCGAGCTCTCGATCATAAGACAGGAGTTCAACAAGATTCTCGAGGAGGTGAGGAAGGCGAAGGCTGACTCGCTCAAAGCGGCGATAAAATCAGAAGAGGAGGTATGACAATGTCGATGTTCTTTTTTCTCAAAAACCCGCAGATCAGGCTACTCGCGGACGGCGAACTCACCGATGAGTTCGTCAAGACCGTGACCGAGATGTCCGGCGGGGCGATAATCTTCTGCCTGTCCGGCCAGAAGGCTGTACTCCCGATGAAAGCCGATTGCAATGTGGCCTACATCCGGGAGGCAAAACAGGAGGAGGTCGATGAGTTCCACAAGAAAAGGGCGGAGGAGATGAAGCGTAGCTCGGGCGTTGCTGAGGGCGGCATAATATCGAAGCCTCAGTTCATGTTCCCGGGCGGCATAAAGGGAAAGGGATGATCAGCATCGAGTCCCTCGAGGCTCTGCGCGAGGTCTTCGAGATAACGAAGACCCGTAGCCAGCGGGTCCTGCGCCGGCCGTACCTGAGGCTCGTCGCCGCGGCGCTTCCCAAGATGCGCCGGCCCGTCCAGGAATTCATGGACCTACAGAGGAAGGCGCTCCTCGCGGAGCTGCCGTCATTCGGCAGGATTGACAGGATCGGCGCGCACAAGCCGAAGAAGCTCGCTGAGGAGGCATTCCCTTGGGATGAGATCATGGCCGAAGGCCGGGTCCTTCTCAAGCCGGCTCTCCTCGAGGCCCTGGGGCTGGCTGGCCAGGAGATTACCGGCCGGAGGCTGAGGAAGCAGGAGGCCGAGGCCGTGCCGCGCAGGTTCGACCCGATCGGCCTCGAAGCCGTCAAGTGGGCCGAGGAGCATGCCGCCTGGCTCGTGACGCTCATCACCGCGGAGACTAGGGGCGCGATCGCCGAGATAATAGCCAGGGGCATAGATCAGGGCCTGTCGGGATATTATATCGCAAGGGACTTGAGGCCGCTTGTCGGGTTGACCGCTCCGCACGCCGCGGCCGTCGGGAACTATACGACCCGGCTAATCGAGGAGGGATATTCGGAGTTGGACGCATTCGCCAGGGCCGAGCGGTACGCCCAAAGGCTGCACAACTACCGCACTGAAATGATCGCCAGGACCGAGGCCTCCTCGGCTACGAGCGAGGGGATAATCGAGGGATACGAACAATGGGGAATAGAGGAGCTCGACTGGGTCGCAGATCCGGAGTGCTGTGAGGACTGTAGCGCGGCGGCCGAGGAGTCGCCCTACAAAATAGAGGATTCGCACGGTCTGATACCGGCCCATCCTCACTGCATCGCAGGGAATTCAAAAGTCATTATTCCTGAGATGAAGGCTTGTATGTCAGGGTCTTATCATGGTCCCATTTATAGGATTGTGACCAGATTTGGATCGGCTTCCATCACCCCTAATCACATGCTCCTCACGCCGAATGGTTTTGCCAAAGCCTCGTCTTTGAGAAAGGGCGACAAGATAGTCTATAGCACGCTTTTCGAGAGGGAAGTGTTTGGTAACCCAAATGATCACCGGAAGCCAGCCACAGTCGAGGAGATAGTCGCATCTCTCTCTGAATCTCCTCGCATGGCTAAAAGAATTATGCCAGTTGCCTCCGAATATCTCCACGGCGAGGGAGCCTTCATGAACGGCAATATCGACATTGTATGGCCCAATGGCCTTTTGGAGGGTGACGTTCAATCCGACTTTTTCAAGCATATCGGCGAGAAGAATTTCGCCTCTTCCTATCGAGGATTTTTTGATCTCCCTTGTTTTAGCAGTTTTGGTCCGATGCTCAAGACTCTGGCGCTTGCCTCTGATGGCATCATGGGCGGCAGATACAATTCTCATCCGATCGGCCGGAGATTGTATCCTTTGCCACATAAGGGCCCTAGCCTCGCTATTGCCTCTTCTCCTGACTCCCACCGAGAGGATTCTTCTTTTGATTACAGATCTGCTAACATTAAGAGATTTCGCAATGCTCTGTTCTGTCTCTCCAGCGAGGTATCTTCTTGCGATATCCTTGACATCAAGATCATATTCCATAAGCACCTCCAAGTTTATGATTTTGAAACATCGAGTTCATTATACATTCTCAATGGACTTATTTCAAGCAATTGCGAATGCGCATGGACGGCGCATTGAGGAGGAGAGAATGAGAAAGATCTCAATCATTGGCCATGGAACTGTGGGCCAGGCGGTGGAGAGGTTCTTCAAGGACCGGGCCGAGATAGTCATCTACGATCCGGGCCAGGGCTGCAAGTCGAGAAGGCGCGTCAACGGAAGCGACTTGGCTTTCATCTGCGTGCCGACAGCCAGATTGGAAGACGGAAGTTGTGATATCTCGGTCGTGGAACATGCAGTCTCGTGGCTTGTGTCGGATGTCATCATCATCAAATCGACGGTCGAGCCGGGCACGACGGACAGCCTATTCAAGAAATATGAGAAGCCCATTGTTTTCTCGCCTGAGTATATCTCGGAGAGCTTCTACCACAACCCGATCATGAGGGAGATCGCAGACCAGCCATACATCATCCTGGGCGGAAGGGACCGGGACTGCAGGGTTGTCCAGGATATCCTCTCACGATTCACCGGGCCGCTTGTCGAATTCTTCACCTGCACAGCGCTTGAGGCGGAGCTCATCAAGTACTTCGAGAATGTGTTCTTCGCCGTGAAGATCGGGTTTGCCAATGAGATGATGGCTATCTGCGACATGGCGGGCGCCGACTACTACAAGGT